CAGGGATTTCTTCACCAGTTGATGCCTTCTTATATTCCAACGGAATAGTTCCGATAGTGCAGAGAAGATCGCGGCATCGCTTGACGGTTGGTACGCTCATCGCAGCATGGCGAGAGACTGAAGGGCTGTAGTAGTAATTAGATGCGTAGAACGCATCGCCCATAATTTGCGGCGCTGCCTGTGCTTCTAATACTTTTGGCTTACGATCGAATAGACCCATAGGGTGCAATTATACACTACATGTAGGTCATTCTGCGTAGATAGCCGCTACCTGTTGTGGTTTCATCAACATCGACACAACCATCGCTAAAGCGATCGGTGCAGACACATCGCCTGCCGATTTACGCTTTACGATACGCCAGGCTGAGTCATTGACTTTAGCTGCGCAGTTATTCATTTGTTGGATTAGTTCAGCTTGTCCATTATGGACTACGCGGTGATTTACTAAACCGTCTAGCAAGTCTCCGCAAGCCTGATAAAACTGCTGCCCTGATATGTCTTGGACTATGCAGCCAGCATTAGCCAATTTATCCGCTATTGACTGAGTGGTGTATTTGTCGTAGCAGATTTGGCGCGGTCGGTACTGATCCGACCAGCCTTTAATATCTGCCGCTATTTTAAGATCATCTACCGAAACTGCGCTTTCCCAGGTTTGAAGTATGCCTACGCCGATTTTGCCATCTGGCAGGATTTGTCCAGCAACGAGCGAAGCATTACGCCTAGAAGGTGAAACATCAAAGCCAAAGACTGTATATCCACCAGGCGGTATCTGTAATTCGCTATTTGAGGTTTCTTCCAAGATGCCATGCGGCCAGGGGCTACTGAGTGAGTCGATCCATTGGCACAACANCTCTGTTCGCGTGTTTTCGATCGGTGAAGTAGCAACTGCCTCAGCTAGCGACTCTTTTGTGATCGTATAGCCAAGTGCAGGGTTAGCCATAGCCCAAGAATGGAGATCATCTATTTTGCAATATTGTGGCGCGGAGTATTCGTAAAAGCCAAAGGATTTTGGTGGGTTATCTAAAGCTCGTTCGCGAAGTTGGTTTAACACGATACTAAAAGCATCTCCAGCGTTTGAGGTTAGAAAAGTGTGGGCATTAGGTCGAGCGCGTGTTACTGGCATCGCTGCTCGGTAACCTTCTTCTGACCATTCTCGGACTTCATCCAGGAAGAGTGCATCAGCGGTTCTACCGCGTGAGCCGTCTCTGGTTGCCGCTACCACATCTAAACGCCTGCCATCTTTCATTTCGATCGACTCAGTACCGTTTGCGTAGCGAATAGCCTTTACTAGCGCCATAAGGTTCTCGTTATGCTCAAATACGCTTGCTACCTGTCGAAAGGTGTCTAAAGCCATTGAGCGGTTGGATGAAGCGATGATGATGTTCTTGCTGTCCCACTTGAGCAGGTGAGCCAGTATAAGCATACGAGCTAAGTGGGTCTTGCCGTTCTGTCTTGCAATAAGCAGTAGGTTAGTCTTGCGAACCCAGTTGCCTGACTTGTCGATTCCTAGCATGTCCTTAAGCACAGCTTCTTGCCAAGGCAATAGCGGCATCTTAATTATCTCACAGAGGTCTTTGACGTCTTGTATTTTATTTGCACCCTTGAGAGGTATCGATTGAAGCCTTGGTTTGGTTGCCCCTCGTAGCGGTTGGGTGCAGCAAATGAATAACTGCGCAGCTAAGACTAATGACTCATCGTGGCGCATTGTTAAACGTAAGAGTGCTGGAGATGTATCGGGTGCAATCTCTACGGCCATGGTTGTCCACCAATTAACCAAACCACAACAGGTAGCGGCAATCTACTCGGAATGACCTACATGTAGTGTATAATTGCGACCTATGGGTCTCTTTTCACGTAAGCCAGAAGTAATGAAGGCGCAAGAAGCGCCACAGATAATGAATGATGGTTTCTATACCTTCAACAATTATTTTCCAGCAATCGTTTCACGCGAGATGGCTTTAAGCGTCCCTGCAATCAAACGCTGCCGTGATTTAATCTCTGGCACAATCTCCAGCATCCCTTTGGAGTATTACAAGAAGTCCACAGGCGAAATGATCACTGCTCCTCGATGGGTTGAGCAACCTTCTATTCACCAGCCTCGTTTCTTGACTATGTATTTCACGCTAGATAGTCTCCTAATGTACGGACAAGCGTTCTGGCAGATTACTGAAGTCTATGCTGAAGATGGTCGCATGGCTCGCGCTAACTGGATTGCAAACACTCGCGTAAGTTTCCTAACTGATCCTACAACCCAATTCGTAACGCAATACAGCGTTGATGGTAAGCCCGTCCCTATGGCTGGTCTTGGTTCGCTTATTACATTCCAGAAAGACGAAGGCATCCTAGGCATAGGTGCGCAGACAATTAAGGCAGCACTTGATGCACAGAAAGCAGCTAGTGTTGCACTTGCTACACCTTCTGCAACTGGTTTCTTAAAAAATACAGGCGCAGACCTTCCACCACAAGAAGTCTCCGGACTTCTATCAGCTTGGAAGCGCGCTCGTCAGAATAACGGCACAGCCTATCTGACTTCTACTATTGACTACCAAGCAATTGGATTTAGCCCTAAGGACATGGCTTATCAGGATGCAATTCAGACAAATGCTACAGAGTGCGCCCGTCTTTGCTCTGTTGATCCTTATTATGTCTCTGCCTCAATGAACACAACAATGACTTACGCAAACGTGCAAGATGAACGCAAGCAGATGGTCGCCTTTACTCTCCAGCCTTATGTCTCAGCAATTGAGTCACGCCTATCTATGGACGATATCTCTACAGCAGGTCATTACGTCAAGTTCTCCTTAGATGACACATTCTTACGCACAGAACCAATGGAGCGACTTCTCGTTCTTGAGAAGATGCTTGGGCTTGGTCTCATTACAACTGAACAGGCAATGCAAATGGAAGATTTAACTCCTAACGGAAGCGAGAACCTAATCTAATGGAAACCCTATACATCGAAGCTGCATCTATTGAGTGCAACGAGGATCGCCGAGAAATCTCTGGCAAAATCGTGCCAATTGGTACAGGCGAAGTCGGTAACACAAACCTCGGCGCTTACACCTTTGAGGCTGGCTCTATTGAGATCGGCGATGTTAGCAAAATCAAACTGCTATCACAGCACGACATGAAGAAGCCTATTGGTCGCATGATTGCGGCTGAAACTCGCGCAGATGGCATCTACGCCACATTCAAGTTATCCCGTAGCACAGGCGGCAGCGATGCCCTCCTAATGGCACAAGAAGGATTGGTCTCAGGGCTCTCAATCGGAGCAGAAATCATTTCATCAAAGCCATCACGCGATGGTCACACAGTCGTCTCGGCGGCTAAGTTAAAAGAAGTTTCTCTAGTCACAGAGCCAGCATTTAAGTCTGCTCAGGTATTAGAGATCGCGGCAGAGAAAACACTCCCTGTCGAAGAAACCCCAACTACAGAAAGCGAGACAGTTTCCGTGGAAATCACAGATACAGTTGAAGCAACACCAGTAGAAGCTGCGGCTGTGGAAGCTGCTCGTCCTACTGTCACAGCAATGGCTTACACCAAGCCACGCCTTGATTTCTCAGCTCCAAAGCAATTGGAAATGACAATCAGAGCATCACTCGGATCAGATGAAGCACGCGAATATGTCCGCGCAGCAGCTGATACAACAGACAACGCTGGCCTTATCCCAACACGTCAGCTCACAACCGTAATCAATGGACTTGCTAACAACACACGTTCAGCAATCGATGCAATCTCTACAGGCGTATTGCCAGATGCAGGAATGTCTTTCGAGATTCCTAAAATCACAACACTTCCAACAGTTGCAGAGACAGCAGAAGCTGGCACACCATCTAACACAGATCAGGCGTCATCATTCGTCACAGTATCAGTGAAGAAGTATGCTGGACAACAGCAGTTCTCAGTTGAACTCTTTGACCGTTCTTCACCACTATTCATCACAGAATTGATGAATAACATGGCAGCACAGTATGCAAAGGCTACAGACCTAGCGGTTTACACAGCACTTGCAGCTGGAGCATCAGCAGATGCAACAACACTTACAACATATCCAACAGCTTCAGAGTTGCTTGGATTCGTATCACGTGGCGCAGCTTCTGTTTACACAAACACACAGGGCTTTGCTCGCAACATCCTTGCTAACACTTCACAGTGGGCAAACCTCATGACATTGAATGATTCAGGTCGCCCAATTTACATGGCTGCACAGCCATCGAACGCTGGCGGCGTAGTACGTCCAGACAGCATCCGCGGTAACGTGGCTGGTCTTGATCTCTATGTCTCTGCAAACGTCCCAACAGACAACAACACAGACAAAGATGATTCAATGCTAATCATTAACCCAACTGCGTACACATGGTACGAGTCACCAACTTACCAGCTTCGTGCTGACGTAATTGCTTCAGGCGAAATCCTTGTTGCAATGTACGGCTACGGCGCAATCGCAACCAAAATTGGTGCGGGCGCTTTCGGTATCAACAAGACTTAATCCATAAGCAATACCCTAAGTCGCTTAGAGGGGCTGCCAGAGCCCTTGCAGTCCCTCTAAGTCTTTAGAAAGGATAACAATGAGCACAACAACAGTTGCAGAACTCCGCACAGCTCTCGGCGTAGGCACTCTCTACACCGATGCAGTCTTGCAATCAGTCTGCGATGCTGCTGACAATGTCTTGTTGCCTTTTCTATGGAAGAACCAACAGCCTATTGTCGCTCATGGCAATGTAGGCACAGTTGGCACTCTCTACTTTGATGAAGATATTCGCGAAGTTTTCTATGTCGGTCAATCAGTAACTATTACTAATACAGGTACTAAATACAACGGTACTAAGACAATTACTTCAGTCGGTATTAAAGAGTTCAGCATTACCACAACCCATACAAGCGATAATCCTCGCCACACAGTTGTGCCTTTTGGTACAGCCGCGGCCGAGACTTATGTAGATTACACAACCATCCCAGCAATCCAAGAAGCCAGCCTCATGATTTCAATCGATATCTGGCAGAGCCGTCAAGCTCCTTCTTCAGGTGGCGTGTCAATCGATGGCTTTACTCCTAGCCCTTACCGTATGGGCAACACACTCTTAGCTCGCGTTCGTGGCTTGCTTGCTCCATATCTTGACCCTCGTTCTATGGTGGGCTAATGCCAGCCATAACCACACTCCGCGCTTCAATTGCAGCAGCTCTTACCGATAACACAAAGTGGTCGGTATTCTCATATCCTCCTGCAACTCCTATTGCTAACAGCGTTATTGTCTTGCCTGCTGATCCTTACATTGTGCCTAGCAACAATGACTACACAGCGATTGCACCCTTGGCTAACTTTAAGATTTCTATCCTTGTCCCATTGCTTGACAATGAGGGCAACCTTGCTGGCATAGAGACCGACATTATTCGAGTCTTTGCGCTTCTAGAAGCCTCCAGCATTGTATTTAACGTAGGAAGCGTAAGTGCGCCTAGCGTCCTGTCAATCGCTTCTGGAGATTTACTGACTTGCGACATTGCAATCAGTACCCTTACGGAATGGAGCTAATCGATGGACG